CATCAGATAATTCGTTTTCATAAGTTGTCATTTTACCACGTTGAATTAACAATCGTGCTTTGTAACATTCGGATGTTACATAACCAATTTTTGCTCTATCTATAGTAACTTCATCAGCTGCTTCGGGATCGGTTACAAACGCATCCTGAGCACAAGCAGGTAATCCATGTACCACCACTAATTGTTTTACAGTAATTCCTCTGTAAACCCAAACGTTATCACCACTTTCCATCATAGCTTTTGTAATAGGTAGTAAACCAGTATAACTTGATGTGTAATGATGGTTATGATGACGACCGGAATCTAATTGTATAGTAGTTGTATTTAGAACTTTCCAATATCTGTTGAAGTGATCAGAATCTGTTGGACTGGAAGGAAAATATGCTTCATAACCATGTATGTATGTATTTCCTCGAGTAGCAACTAATCCAGTATTCCATAATGTCATTGGCTCAATATCAGCATAGTATTTATCAGCTTTAGCTAATAAATCATAGATTTTAACTATTATTGTTGAAGGACCGAAATTAGTAATTATTGCATTTGTAGTATAGGACTCCAACCAAAGTTGACGTTCTTTATCATTAGTGTATACATTTTGTAATAAATTCATATTTGCATTATTTGTAATTAATCTAGCAAACATATTTTTAAGATCAGTACCATCCAAAGCGGTTTGAATAACCTTTCCAGCTTGAACACCATAATTACTGAAATGGAAGCCATGATTATTTATGCGATATATATCTTGTTGAGATAGTTTTTTAGCTAAAGAAAATCCAGTCATTTTTTTATAATTATTGGTAGTGTAACTGTTAGTCATCCCAGAAGCACCATTTGATACTATATGTCTATCATCTGTACGTGACTCTTTACGCGTAAAGCGTGAATAGGATCTTTTTTTAGATCTTTTTGAACTAGAACCCTTTTTCGAACGAGTTCTTGATCTACCACGAGATTCACTAGAAGAAGATCTCTTCTTCTTCTTCTTGAAATATCCTGTAACTTTAGTGTCGGTAGATTTTCGTTTAGGCATTTTAGGGTTTTAGGGTTTAGGGTTCCTTAGGGTTTAGGGTTCCTTAGGGTTTGAACCGACTCTATTTACGCATGGGGAGTAAATATGATTATATGTTTTGCAAAGGCGAAACTTATGTCTAGAGCGAGCGAAGCGTATTATTACCTCTAGACCTAGTGTGCCAGAGCCACTGTGCCATTACGTCATTGGGGTAATGCGGGGAACCCTTGCACGCAACTGTGGCGTTTTAAGCACCGCCGGAATATATAAAGAGCGTATTTCCCCAGTTATTTAATGGATGAATGTCAAGGAGCCGAGGATTCGTATTCACATGGAACAACTACCCGGAAGACTTCAGCTCTGTCCTCGATGCCTTACCCGCCAAGTATGTTGTTGCCGGGAAGGAAGTTGCTCCAGAGACGGGCACGCGTCACCTCCAAGGGTTCATCTACTTCTTGCACCCCCAGAGAGAGAGAATGGTCCGAAGCAAGCTCCCAGGCTGTCACGTGGAAGTTGCCCGTGGGACGCCTGCCCAAGCCGATGAGTATTGCCGGAAGGAAGATCCGGAGCCCTACGCCAGGGGCGAGAGACCTGTTAGTGCCTTGGAGAAAGGAGCGAAAGAAAAACAGAGATGGCAGTCCGCGTGGGAGCTCGCAAAGCTCGGAAGGATCGATGATATCGATGCAGACATCCGAGTCAGACAGTACGCAACTCTCAGAAGAATTGAAAGGGACTATATGCCAGGAGTGGAGAGACTTGGCGGACCTTGCGGAGTTTGGATATGGGGAGCTGCTGGATGCGGGAAGACCAGAGCCGTACTTGACCAGTTCCCTGAAGCCTATCCCAAACCTAGGAGCCAGTGGTGGGACGGGTATCAAGGAGAAGGAGTTGTATACGTCGACGACATGGACATCTACGACGTCAAGCTCGGAGGGAGTCTCAAACTGTGGGCAGATGCCTATCCCTTTATCGGAGAAATCAAAGGGGGGAGCAGAAAAATCCGACCAACAAAACTTATCGTCACTAGTCAGTACAGAATTGAAGAAATATGGACAGACCGAGAAACTCGTGAAGCTCTGTTGCGACGTTTTGTAGTTATTGAGAAAATTTTAGGAGAAGAAATAAATTTATTAAATTAAACTATTGCATTTGTAGTATTAACACCGAATGGATTAGCAAGAGCTAACGAATGTGTTCCTTGTCCATCCGGGTTTTGTTGAGCGTAATTGGCTATTTCATCAGATAATTCGTTTTCATAAGTTGTCATTTTACCACGTTGAATTAACAATCGTGCTTTGTAACATTCGGATGTTACATAACCAATTTTTGCTCTATCTATAGTAACTTCATCAGCTGC